ATCACAACAAGAGCAATTAGCACTTACAGGCGGACAAACTAATAAAGTTAATAAAGGTGAAAATTTAAACGACGACGATATAATAGATTTAAAAAAGAAAAGAGATTCAAATATTGTTTGGCTTTCAGATAGATGGATCTACAAAGAAATTCAACCATTTATTCATCAAGCAAATCAATTAGCTGGTTGGAATTTTGAATGGTCATTTAGTGAATCATGTCAATTTACAAAATATAAATTAAATCAACATTATGATTGGCATTGCGATAGTTGGGAAGCACCTTATGCAAATGCAGATAATAAAGATACATTTGGTAAAATAAGAAAGTTATCTGTTACTTGTAGTCTGTCAGCACCAGAAGATTATGAAGGTGGTGAATTAGAATTTGATTTTAGAAATATGGATCCTGATAAACCAACAATTAGAAAATGTGCAGAAATTAAACCAAGAGGATCTATTGTAGTTTTCCCATCTCATGTTTGGCATCGTGTTAAACCTGTTACAAAAGGAACTAGATATTCATTGGTTATATGGAACCTTGGATATCCATTTAAATAATATGCCTCATAAAGATCCAGTAGCTAAAAAAGAATATCATCAAAAATATCATCAAAAAAATAAAGTTCATAGAAATGAGATGAATAAGTTGTGGAAAAAAAAGAATCCACAATATATGCAAAATTATAAAAAGAAATATGCAAAACAAATAAAAACATATGAATTAAATAGAAAATACGGAATGAAATTAGAAACATATGAACATTTAGAAAAAATACAAAATTATTCTTGTGTTATTTGTAAAAAACATAAAGATGAATTACCTAGAGGATTACAAGTAGACCATGATCATAAAACTGGACATATTAGAGGTTTACTTTGCACTAAATGTAATATAACTTTAGGTCATTACGAAAAATGTGACAAAGAAGGTTTTGAGAAATACTTAAAGAAACATAAAGAAAAACTTAACTAAAGGAGAGAGAAGATGGCAAAAACAGATCAATTAAATTCATCAATATATTTCAGTACACCAGTTTACTCTATTGAAATTCCAGAATGGGTAGATCATGTAGATAAAGTTTGTGATAAATATATTAAAGCAGCTAAAGAAAATAATAAAAAAGCTATTAAACAACGTGAAAAAGAATTAGGTAAAAAAGTAGGTGATTTTTCAATGTCTCATCATTCAACATCATTAGTTGGTGATCCAGATTTAAAAGAATTTCAAGAATATATTGGTTCAACTGCATGGAATGTTTTAGATCATATGGGTTATGATTTAACTAACTATGAATTATTTTGGACTGAATTTTGGGTACAACAATTTGCAGAAAAAGCAGGTGGTCACCATACGCCGCACGTGCATTATAATAACCATATAAGTGGTTTTTATTTTTTAAGATGTTCAGATAAAACATCTTTACCAGTATTTCATGATCCACGACCAGGCAAGCTCATGACACAATTACCTTTAAAGAATGAAAAAGAAATTACGTTAGGAACTGACAAGGTTCATTATAAACCTCAACCAGGAACAATGATCTTTATTCCAGCGTATTTAACACATGAATATATTATTGATGCAGGAATACAAGACTTCAGATTTATTCATTTTAATCTACAAGCAGTACAAAAAATGATTACTGATACAGTAAGAACACAAACTAGAGCAGAAAATAAAACAGAAACTAAAAAGGAGAAAAAATGAGTTTTAAAAAAGATAAGTATGTAGTTATTAAAGAAGCGATATCAGAAGATCTTGCAAAGTTTTGTTATGATTATTTCATGATGAAAAGAACAGTTGCAAGAACTATGTTTGATAATAAATACATAAGTCAATTTACTGAATATTTTGGTGTTTGGAATGATCAACAAGTTCCAGATACATATTCACATTATTCTGACATTGTAATGGAAACATTACTTGTAAAATTACTTCCTATTATGGAAGAAACAACAGGATTAAAATTAAATTCTAATTATTCATACGCAAGAATCTATAAAAAAGATGATGTATTAAAACGTCATAAAGATAGATTCTCATGTGAAATATCTACAACTATGCATTTAGGTGGTGGTTGTTGGCCAATATATTTAGAACCAGATGCATCACAAGGTGGTGTAGATGAAAAGACAGGTAACTACAAAGCATCAAAATCTAAAGGTGTTAAAGTAATGTTACAACCTGGTGATATGTTAGTTTATAGAGGAAATGAATTAGAGCATTGGAGAGATAAATTATCCTTTGATGATTGTGGTCAAGTATTCTTACATTACAATAATGTTGAAACTAAAGGATCTAAAGAAAATATATACGATCGTAGACCGCATTTAGGACTTCCCGCTTGGTTTAAAAAGTGATATAAAACCCGTTTACTAGGGGTTTTATGCCATTAAGCAAATTACAATTTAAGCCAGGAATAGATAAACAAAACACTCAATACGGAGCAGAAGGAGGTTGGGTTGATTGTGATATGGTTCGTTTTAGATACGGCGTTCCTGAAAAGATAGGTGGATGGTCACCTGCAGTTGGTAACAACTTAATTGGAGTTGCGCGAGACATCCACACTTATAACGATTTAGCTGGTGACTCATTAGCTGCAATAGGAACTGATAGAAAACTATATTTATATTACGATAACAACTTTTACGACATCACACCTTTATCTACGACTATCCCCGCTGTGTTTTCCTTTACTTCTGGAACGACGATCGTGGATGTTACAGCGACATCTAATGGAGCGGTAGTAGGGGACTTTGTTACATTTTCAGGAGTATCCGGAGTTAATGTTGTAAACATTTCAAACTCTAATATGACTCAAGAATTTGAAATTCAAGAGATTAAATCAGCTAATACATTTACAATTAATGTTGCATCTATTGCAACACCAGGAGCAGTTACAACATCAGGTACAGCGTCAAGTGCAGCATTTCAAATAAATGTAGGTACAGATGTTACACAAATTGGTGATGGATGGGGAGCTGGAGCATGGAGTTTTTCTACGTGGGGAACACCAAGACCATCAGGAGTTATTACAGCTAATCCTAGAGTATGGAAGATTGATAACTTTGGTGAAGATATATTAGCTACAATTGTAGGTGGTAAAACTTATTACTTTGATACATCAGCATTTTTACCTGCAAGAAATACTAGAGCTACATTATTAGCTAATGCTCCAACACAATCTAATTATATGACAGTATCTCCAAGAGATAGACACGTTATATTCCTTGGTACACAAACAACACCAGGATCAACTACAACTTATGATCCAATGTCAGTGCTTTTTGGATCGCAAGAATCTATTACAGACTTTATACCAAATGCAACTAACACAGCTGGATTTCAAAGATTATCATCAGGTAACAGAATTGTAACTGCAGTTCCAACAAGAGGGGATATATTAATCTTAACTAATACATCGGCTCATTCTATGCAGTTTGTAGGCCCACCATTTACATTCTCATTTAAACAAATTGGTACAAACTGTGGTGCATTAGGAATACATTCAGCAGTAGAAGCGGAAAACGTTGTCTATTGGATCGCCGACGGTGCGTTCTATCTATTTGACGGGGTAGTAAAACAAATACCTTGTTCAGTACAAGATTATGTATTTCAAGATTTAAATACTGATGAACATGCTACAATCTATGCTGGAGTTAATCTTGAATTTTCAGAAGTTAATTGGTTCTATGCATCAACAGGATCTACAGTAATAGATAAAGTAGTGACTTATAATTATCTTGAAAGATTATGGACTATTGGAACTTTAGCTAGAACAACATGGGCTTCTAAAGACGTATTTGCAAATCCACTTGCAACTAAATATATGCCAAATTCAACAACACTTGCTCAACCTACAGTTATTGGTTTAACAGCTGGTGTATCTACTTTATATGATCAAGAAAAAGGAACTAATGATGATACTACTGCAATCACAGCGTTCATTACTTCAGGTGATGTTGATATTGTAGATGGAGATAATTCTTTATTTATTAAACGATACATTCCAGATTTCAAAAATCAAGAAGGTGCAGTTAATATGCAATTCCTAGTTAGACAATATCCAGGTTCAGTTCAAACTGTTGCATCAAGTACACTTGTATATTCTACAACAACAAAAATTGATATGCGCGCGCGAGGACGTCAAGCTGCTATTAAAATTATAAGTACAGATGTTGATACTAAATGGAGATACGGTACATTAAGGATTGACGGTCAACAGGATGGTTTAAGATAATGTCAAAACTAGATCAACCAAGATTAGCAAACGCTACAGTAGAATATAGTCAACAACAGATGGATCAAATTATTAGAACATTAGAGCAGATGGTTCTACAATTAAATAATACCTTTACACAAGATGTACAAGATGCTAATGAAGCTGAATCTTGGTATTTTATAAGAGTATAAAGAAAAATGTCTAACGTATATAAAAACGCAATCTTTAAACCAACAACTACGGCTAATACAACCGTATACACTTGCAACGCTACGGCAAGAGCTATCATTCAAACTATACAGTTTGCAAATTCAACAGGTACTCATACTATATCTGCTCATGTTTATAGTTATATTAATAGTACAACAGTTCAAATTGGTATTGATAATATAGCTGCTAAAACTTCTATAAATTTAGCTTTAGGTCCTATAATATTACAAGAAAGAGATGCGTTGTTATTATCTTCAGCAAGCACTACAGATATAACAGGTATTGTATCAATAATGGAAGTGAACAGAGGATCATTAACAACGTAATGAAAGAAATAAAAGTATTTTGTGATTCAGAGATCACAATTATAAATTTAAAGACCGGATACATCTATAAGGATGAAGCAGAAGTTCAAGCTGATACAACTGTTGATCCTAGTGATATTAGACGTGATGTTAAAATTATAGTTCCAGATATATCGTTATTCAATAAATCATAATGACGAACCTAGAGAAGAGAATCGCGTTCCTTTCAACGCGGAACGTGGATATTAAAAGCGTTTTAGATATAGGCGCACATGAAGGTAATTGGTCAAGATTATTCCAACATTACTTCCCAGATGCAGATATCTTAATGATAGAAGCTGATAAAGATAAAGAAGAAAAATTAAAAGAATTAGGTAATTATAAAATAGCATTACTTGGTCATACAGATGGTAAAGAAGTTGATTATTATAAATCAATAGATCAATACACAACTGGAAATACTATATATAAAGAAAATAATATCACATCTACTTTTGTTCCTGAAAAAACCAAAACAATAACTTTACCAACATTACTTGGATCTAATAAAGGTTATGATCTTATTAAGATGGATGTTCAAGGATCAGAACTTGATATTATAAAAGGTGCTATACCTATAATTGAAGATACAAAATTTTTAATATTAGAATTAAGTATATTACAATATAATCAAGGTGCTCCATTAATAGCAAAAGTCATAGAAGAATTAAATAAGTTAAATTTTGTAATGATGGATATACTTGACTTTAATCATTCAAATGATACATATTTAATACAAATAGATGCGTTATTTGCAAATAAAAAAAGGATAAAAAGAGAAGAGTATGTTACCAAAAGGCGGTAGTGAAATTATAAAAGATCAATTGGTAAGTCTATTACCAGAAGGATCATTAGATGGAATTAATTTAATTACATCTATATGTCACCCAGATCTAATTCAAAAAGATAAAATCAATATAGTTTGGCAGCAATTAAGCTACGATCAACCTAATGTTCAATACATGAAAGATCGTAAATTTGTAGATTCGGTTGATTACTTTGTATATAATAGCCATTGGGTATTTGAGAAATTCAGAACTTATTTTAAGATTCCAGAATACAAGTCGTTCGTTATTAAAAATTCTACACATACATTTGATAAAATAGAAAAGAATAACGAGCGTCTTAAGTTAATATATACATCAACTCCATGGAGAGGATTAGGTGTTTTAATTAGAGCTATTGAGAAATTAAATAAAACTAGAGATGATTTTACATTAGATGTTTATTCATCAACTAAAATATATGGAGATAAATTTGAAGAATTAGAAGGTGCTAAATTTAAACCTTTATTTGATATGTGTAGGAACACAAAGAATGTGAATTATATCGGCTACGGAACTAATGAAGAAATAAGAAAAGCATTAGAGACAACTGATATATTAGCGTATCCGTCTATATTTGAAGAAACTTCATGTATCGCGGCCATTGAAGCAATGATGGCTGGATGTCATGTAGTGACAACGAATTACGGAGCGTTGCCAGAAACTTGCTCTGAATTTGCAACTATGATTGAATTTAATCCTACATTAGATTTAGTTAATAGTTATGCAGATGCATTAGGCAATGTGATGGATAACTATAAGGCAGGAGTGTACAAAGAAGATACACAATTACAAACTCAATTTTATAAAAAGTTTTATTCTTGGGAAACAAGAATAGA